TTCAATCTCGGGATATAAAACAGTCTTACGGAATCGTTTTCCGTTTGTATCCTTTAAAATTTGTATATCGGTATATCGTTTCATTTAAAACCTTATTAATACATAGCCAAAGTAGCACCCACCGAAACATCAATACCAATTGGTTTTTCTTTTGCAACATCCCAACTAATTTCATCAGGAATTGTATAGGTCAACGATGTTATAAATCCACTCTGATTAATTAGAGTTCCAATTTGGATTTTAATTAATTTTCCTGTGTAATATTGTCCACCAAGAGTTGGTAACGTATATCCTGATAGTTTTTCTAATTTAGCATATATCTTGGTCATCTCCGGCTCGGACATAGCATATACTTTAAAATTAAAAGATACAGTTCTTTCAAAAGATTCATACATATAAACAGGATATGGATTACCTGGATATTTAACATTATTCCAACTTGGAGACCAGTTATCTGTAATTCCAGTTAATGTTGCTCTAAATTGAGTTTCTCCTAACACAAATTTTATTAAGTCATTTAGATTTGTACCAAGATTCAAATCATCGGCACCACCATCCCAACCAACTCGTTTTTTCAAATTACTATTAACAAAATCTTGCTGAACAGCTCTTTGTTTTGTTGATTGTTTTGTTGATGAGAGTCTAAAATCATTGAACTTACTAATAGTATTACCATCAGCATTTTTACCACTTGCAAAGTTTTTAATTTTACCATATGATAATAATTCATAGTCAGCAACATCAGCTTGACCTCTAATTAGTCCATCTGATTTTGTTAATCTATCAGTTGGTTCTACATATTCTTTTGATTCAAGTTTACTTTGAAACCCATCAGTATATTTTGGATTTGGGGTTTCTATAAATTTAGAAACAACACCAAACTTCTTTTTTTCGGCATCAGTAACGGGAATTGTCTTTTTATAATTTATTCCTGTTAAAAATACGTTTTTAAATGGATTAAATTTTTGTTCATATGGTAAGAATGGTATACCACTACTGGCTTTAAAATCACCAAAATCTTTACCGGCATTTGAAAATGTATTTACATATCTACGAGTTGTAGTTGTACCTATTCCATAAAACGAATCAAATCCACCACGAACGTCAGCTCTCCAAAAAGGAATTGGTATGTTTATACCACCAATCACATCAGTAGATAATATTGTGTAAATATTTCTTAAAAACCCATTTGGATGTTTTGTACTATATGTAAACGATTGGTCAACTGGCAACACACCAGCTCTTGGAAATTTTAACCCAAGATGTTGAGTTGCAGTATTCGTTAATAGATTTAGTGGAGTCCAAACTTTTCCGTAAGCTTGGCTCCTCTGCATACCAACTTGTTTCAAAGACCAAATGATACCACGAGGTGTGAGTAACATTTGAGCAATTCTGGCAACATCAATAGCAGCTCTTGTAACAGCGGTAACAGCACCACCTCTGATAAATGATAAACCACCTACACCATAATTAAATGGTTCACCCTTTTTGGTTTGAATACCTGTTAGGATTAGTGGGTGTTTAACAAACCAAGTGTTATATGAATCTTCTTTAAGATTATACTTGTTGTATATACCTTTTAATTTTGAATCGGTATATGTTTTACCCAAACCATTGTCAAGGTCTTTTGTGACATTGTAATTATCAGATTTAAATAACCCGTATAATGAATTATTTTTAAATATTGTTTGAGATGGGTCTACACCTGTAAATTTAGACTTCGTATCGACTTTTTGAGAAAACCCAATGGCTTTATCATTTTTGAAAAAATCAACACCAATCTTTGTATTCCAAATTGTAGTCTCACCCTTGAATTTATCACCTTGAATCACTAAATTAGGTGTAGTCTCACCTTTGAATTGTTCATCTTGATTTGCAAGAATTTGAGTAGTCTCACCTTTAAACTTTTCAGTTTGAGATACAAGATTGGGAGTAGTCTCACCAAGGAATTGCTTTACAAATTTAAAAACCTTTGGTTCGGTCTCACCAAGAAATTGTTTTACAAATTTAAAAACCTTTGGTTCGGACTCACCTTTAAATTTTTCGGAATTGTTATAAAGTTTGGGGTCAGTCTGACCCTTAAATTCTTCAGTATTATCGTAAATCTTTGGGTCAGTTTGACCTTTGAATTTTTCGTTATTGTCGTATAGCTTCGGGTCAGTCTGACCTTTAAACTTTTCCGAATTGTTATATAGATTTGGAGTCGTTTCACCTTTGAACTTTTCAGACTGGTCTACAGGTTTAGGAGTTACTCCACCCATTAGTTCAGGTTGTACCGGTCTATTTGGAGACGACACACCATTTGCAAGACCGGCCAAAGGGGTCTTGTTATTTGTAGTATTCACATCAACCCGTGGTTTATCCACCAATGGTTTTTCAACGGGTTTTCTGAATTTAGATAAGTCAGATTTTAAATCTATCAATGCCATGTCTTACCTTACTTCATTTGGTCACGATAACCTTGCATTCTCGTGTTCTTTTTGTTCATTTCAGTAACAACTTTGTCATTAATAACTATCTGAATCGGTTGTCCTTGTATATCAGCTCTCAATCCTCTAATTTCTTCGAGTAATGGGTCTGATTCTTTTCCACCACCACCACTTGATGATTCTGATGATGAACCACCACCAAGACCAAGTGCGCCGGTTATTAGTGGTAACGCAGCTGCTAATATAAGTAGAGTTGGTAAAAATAAAGTTACTGCGGCTAATCCAATTGATAAACCAATTAACGATAGTCCCAATATTCCAAAAATACCAGCAAGAGCAATAAGACCAGGAGCAATCGTTACCAAGGCTGTAAGTTGAGTTGTTAACTCACCCATCATTCCAAATCCAACTGCAATTTCTTGGATAGCTTTACCAAGTACAAATAGAGCAGATGCGATTATCAACATAGCAGCAGCACCCGCAATAATAGCAACGGCTCCAACACCACTCATCATTATAGCACCCACAAGAGCAAGTGCCCCAACGAGAGCCAACATTGATACAACAGCCATAGCGATAGCACCCCAATCCACTTTCATGAATTCTTGAACTGCTTTAGCAAATACAAATACGGATGCAGCAACAAGTACAAGAGCAGCACCCCCAGCGAGTAATTTTTTGGCATCAATACCTTGAATTGCCTTTGTCATACCACTCATACCTTGACCAGATTTAGCATCCATTTTTGGAGTTTCCGGAGCAGGAGCTCCACCACCTTTAAGATTCTTTAAACTAAACCCAAATCCTTTACCAGCAAGTTTATTCATAATACCAGCTTGTAAAACAGCAGCACCAAGTTGTACTCCGAATTCTTTTGCTCCAGTAGCAGCCGTACCAAGTGCTGTAGTGGTCATATTCATCCACTTTGAACCCTCTTCACCATACTTGTTGATTTGTTCTTGTTTCGTCAACATTTCGGTCATTTGCTCTACACTCATACCAAACGCATCAGCATATGCTTTTTGTTGCATTGGGCCCATCTTACCAAACTCTTCAGCTGAACCTACTTGTTTGGATAACTCTTCACTCAACTTTGAGTAATCACCTGTGGTTTGTGCAATCATGGCAGCTTCTCTAACTGCTTGTGCATTTATATCTTTTCCGGTCATCAATCGAGCTTTCATCTCTGACCTTAAAGAACCTTCAATATTCAACATATTGTCAGACACGGATTGTAATAATTCCATGGACTGACCTTGTTTTTTAAGTTCGGCAGTTTTCTTGGCTAATACTGCAATTTCTTCTTTAGACTTACCAACCAACAAACTTTGGTTTTTAGACATTTCTTGTATTACAGAACCAGCATCAACACCAACACCCTCTGCTATTTCTTTGATTTCGGATGTCATAGCACCAGCATCACCACTTGCTTTTTCGAAGATACCGGCTAATTGAGCAGGTCCCTCAGCACCTAATGCTGATAGTTCGGTTACATCTTTCAACATATCAGCTGTAACCGCTTTTGCACTACCATAATATTCTGCCACCGATTTTGCAGACTCGGCAACGGCTTCACTACCATATAAAAGACCTGTCATTGAGAATTGCGCTTTTGTAACTTCAGCAGTAACATGAGCCGCTTCACCAACTGAAGCACCCATATTTCTTACGAAGTCCATACCAACCCCAACAGTATTATCAAATGCCTCTTTCATACCTTCTACTGCTTTTGTAGCAGCCATGAAGCCAAGAGCCATAACACCACCTACTTTAAAAGCATCAACATACTCTTTACTGATACCAAGAGCATCCTGCATTGAGTCTTTTAATTCTTCTTGTAAGTCTTTTAATTTTTCAGTAGTTTCTTTTCGTTTTTTTTCTATTTTAAGATACTCTTCAGCCGTATCCAGCATCTTGAGCATATCTTTATCAATTTGTCTATTGAATTTGGCTACCTTTTCAAGAACTTTTTCTTTTTCTTCTTCGATTGCCAATAACTTCTCATCAAGACCTTTGGCCGCAGCAGTAGAATCCACCAACTCTTTTTGGAGTTTAGTCAATTGGCCAGTTTTAGTTATTCTGTCTTGTAGAAGCGATGACAAGTTTCTTTGTAATGCTTCTTCAGCCTTAAACTGATTTATTCTATCCTGATTGGATTGCTCTGCCATTTAATTCTTTCAAATTACCACTTTACGGGTTTCAAATTATGTTTTTTTATAAAGGTGTCATAATCCTTTTCAAGTGCGGCCGCTTTCTTTTCCAACTCTTTATATTCGGCGTTGTTTTTTACATCACCATTCTTACCGGTAATTTTAGATATAAGATTTCCAATAAATCCCTCACTAACACCTCGTGATGTTAACATTTCTTTTAATTCTGATACTTTAATTTTGGCCATTAGTTACCTCATGTTATATCCTATAAATATAGAAATACCCAACATTTCCGTTGGGTATTATCTTTTTCGAGAAGCAGATTTTATTTTAGCAGACTCTTTATCATGAGCCTTCTTTTCTTCTTGTTTGAATTCTATAATTTTGTTGATGTAAAACTTACGAGCCCAAACTGGCATATTGTAAACATCATTAAAATTAAATCCACCATTTCCATGGTATATCAATTCAAAAATATGTGTATGTAAATGTTTTCTATATTCAAGATTTAGGCCAAAAAAAGCTAGTATCCATAGGGAGTACCATCTCTCTCCTTCCCCCGGTCTCTTCAGAAACAAACTCATACATCAAATCGACATCAGGAACAACTTCATTAATATACGCTCTGAAAGCCTTTGAATCTACCGCAAATAATTCGTTGTCTACGAAATGATTAATAACTTTTTGTTCAGTCTCACCATCAACTGAAAGAATCATGTTTTTCAAACGAGTTGTTAATTCTCGTGAAGTATCATCTTTCAACTTACGATTAGCTCTAGCCAATTCTTCAATTTGATGTTTAACTTTACGTTCTTTTGATTCAGTCATAGCCATAAATGTAATTTTACGACCTGAACGTGGTAACGTGAATTCGAACTCATTCTTATGAAGTTCTACTTGAGCAGAACCATCATATTCTTTGTTTTCAAATTGTGTCAAATCAATAACGTCTTTTTGTTTTTTACCACTAAAGGGGTCTTCGATTTCAACCTCATAATCTTTACCATATCCCAAAACTCGAGCAGCAACCATGATTGCGTTCTTATCACCGGTAACCAAGTCAACATACTTAATTGGCTGACCTTCACCATTTGATACGATTAGAGATTGGAACAATCGGTCAAGAACAGACCCATCCCTAATGTAAGATTGGGTTGTTAAAATATCCTCTTCCTTTGCGGTCATGTATTTCATTTCAACCTTACCACTTGATAATGGATTGTCTTTGGAATACAATAACCCCCTTGATGGGAGTTCAATAATTTCGGTTGGAAACTTGTAATCACGAACCTGATTAACTTCGTATTGCTGTTTCGCTTGTTGAATCATGTCCTCATTGGACATTTTGTAGTCATCTTGTAAATCTACCATAACTTATTTCTTTTTTTTAAAGTTGTTCAAATGAATATACACCATCTGCATAAACTAATTTATATTCTACCTGTGGATAATCAAGTGGAAGTTCCAGTTCAGCTGAAACGTAATCATAATCATTAGTATCCCAACCACCTGTAGGTAAATTCCACTCAGCACTAGCCTCGTCAATTGTAAATGCGTTATCACCAACGGAAACGAATTGACCAATGCCATTAGCGTAAACTACACCATTGTCTGTTTTTCGTCTAACTATATTCATATATTCTCCTTTTGTTCCTATATAAATATGGAATAGAAAACTTTTTAAAACAAAAAACCCTCACCGAAGCGAGGGTTTTCTCATTTTGCAGTCCTAAATTAGTATTGTAAGATAGCGTAATCGTAAGTCAATGTTAATTCAACAGTTGCCAAGTCTTCACCAGCATAATCCATGTCAGAGAATTTTGCACTCTGAATAAAAGCACCTTTCAATGTCCATTCTTCAACTTTATCACCAACGGGCCCTAACGAGTTAAATGTAATATCTTTTTTATAAAAATCAGCATAGCCATCACGACCAGTTACAGACTCATGGTGTAGACGAACCCACTCCATAACCGCTTGAGCAGCAGATGGAACTACGGGGTCATAAAGAGTAACTGACAAATCTTGCCACTCTGAACGACCTTTGATATATCTACGAGTGTTGATATGGTCAATTGTAATTTTACCATTCTGAATTTCAGGTCTGGCGGCTGTTTTCACCAAGTACGCAGGGATTCCCTCGATGTACATGATGAACCTATTTGACATTTTAGGTTCAAAGTTGGTGAACATTATTTCATTTGGGTCTAACAAATTTGCCATTTATATTTCTCCTAATTCTTTCTAATAAATAGTGTTATCTTAAAATTATGCCCCTGGGAAAGCTGCGCCAGTAGGAAGAATGTTGAAATCAAGAACGATGAATTCAGCAGTCTTTGTAGGTTGTAAGTAAATTTCACCTACCATAATGTTTCTATCGATAACATCTGGTGTGTTATTGGTATCGTCCATCACCACTTTGAAAGCGTAAAGACCATTTCTTTGTTGGATTGATTCCAAGTATGGGTTTACGATTGACAAGAAGCGGTTTCTTGTAGCAGCGGTATTTTGTTCGAATACCAAGTATCTTGTAGAAGAAGCAATGTACTTCTTAACAGCGATTAATAATCTACGAACATTGATTCTATCAAGAGCAGATGGTTTAGCTTGTAAGGTCTTTTGACCAAATACAGTAGCACCTTGTCCAGGGAATGTAGCGATTGGGTTGATACGACCTTCATATAACGAATCTCTTTCATCATGTGTCAATCGAGTCTTAACCTCAATAACGTTAGTCAAACCACCACGATTCAAACCTGCGGGAGCGTACCATTCAGCACCAACCGAATCATTGAAAGCAATTACACCAGGAAGAACAACACTTGGTGGAACCCAGACTGGCTTATTCTTATCAGTATCAAGGATTTTAACCCAAGGATGGTAAGTAGCAACATAGTTAGAGTCAAATGATGTCAATGTGTTTACAGCAGTAGCGATTGAATCACCATATCCAGCAGTATCCATAACGTAGAAACAATCTTGTCTATCTTCACACATATCTTTAGCGTATGTAGTAACTGAAGAGTGTAATCTATGTAACAAACCTGGAATCACAACCATGTTGATGTCGAATTCATCAGGGTTAGAAATTGCGTTGATAGCTTTTCTTAAAGCAACAGTACCACTAGCAGTAGCAGATGAACAATCTAAACCTTGAGTGTTACCAGCAACAATATTGTTTCCGGTGTAAATTACTCGGTTTGGCTCCCATCCATCAAAACCACCTTGGAAAGGTACGATGAACTTTTTGTAATCAATATTACTTGTAGTCAATGATACAGTTGAAGAACCAGACTGACAAGTAGCCAAATCAAATGCGTTACCAACTACTTCAGTATTAGCATCTGGTGTTGGGTTCAAGAAGTTCAAGTTATCAGTAGATGTGAAATCATATGAATAACCAAAGAACACTTTAGAGTTATAAACACCATCCAAAGATTGAGTAGTTACATAAGTTGGTTCTGGTAAGTTATATCCACTATGAAGTGGTGAAGTTACAGCAGCAAATCCAAATGGAACTAATGTAGAATCTACAGCACCATTTTTAACATCATCAGCAACTTCTACACGGATGTGAGTTGAAATGTTTGGATAATCACCATTGAATACCAATTTACCTGTAGATTCCACAGTAGTGTATCTATCACCAATAACTCGTGCAATATAGTTTGGAGAGTTAGGGTCAAGGTTTACATTTGTAAATTCTTCTACGATGTTAGGTCTGGTATCAGCATCTTGAACATTTTGGCCAAATATAGAGTAAGGAATTTTAGAAGTATCTACTCTACGAACTTGAACAGTAAATGTACCGAATTCAGAACCTGGAACTTCAGAAGCAGGTTTGATATCACGAATAGCAATCTTAAATTCATAGTTTGTAGCATTACCATGTGATAATGTATGGAACTTAAATAAGTTAGTAGCTACACCACCAACTTTTTGAGATACGATGTAAGGAGTAGATGCTTCGGAGTAAGCTTTAGTGTAGTCTGTGTCGTATTGTACAATTGATACCGAAACGGATTCGTTTGTAGCAAATGATTGTGACTGGAATGTTGAAAAGTTCAAATAGGTGTAAGCCACTTTAGATGACTTTGGAGCAAATCCATAAACTTTTGTAAAGTAGTTATCCGATGTTGGGTTCATAGACGCTGAAGTAGAGGTTGCACTAACCAAACTACCTGATAGCGTTAATACGAAAGATGAAGCACTACTTGTATTAACATTTGATATGTCAAAATCACCACCAAATGTAGTTGTAGTGGGGTGTAATATTGCACCAACCTTTTGACCAGCAGATGATGAAACCACTAAAGCAATTGGTTTGGCGGTATACCCATCAGCACCCAATACTCTTACGATAGTAGCATTTGAAGCATCCTCTAAATAAGATTGTGCGGTGTAAGGTAGGTATGAATCTTCAGTCAAACCTCCAAACTTTTGTTGGAATTCATTGAAAGACTCAACTCTCGTTGGAACGAAAGCAGGTCCTTTTATAGTTTGTCCGATTAGAGCGCCACCGATTTCGCCAATACCTTGTGGTAAGAACGAAAGGTCTTTTTCTCTTGTGAATACACCAGGACTTACAATTCTTTCAGCCATTATTTTTCTCCTAATATTCTATTTTTGGTTTTCCTTAATAATAAATACACAAAAAATTAGGGAAACGAGATAGTTATTTTTTAGGAACAAAGGTATTTGTACTGATATCGTACTCACCCTCTCCATATTTTTCTTTTAATTGTTTAGAAATCATTTCTTGATTAGCCATCATTTGTTTATATTCTCCAAATAATGTAGCCTTTTGTGACTTCAAACTTTCGAATATTTCTTCCAATTGATGGATTTCCAATTCTATCTCACCCAATCTTGTTGTAGTGAACAAAACTTCTTCTTGAAGAGCTTTTACTCTATCAGCCTCTTCTTGTGTAAATTGAATAACTGTTTTTTCCATAATATTAATATTTTACTATATAAATATCTAAATTTTAGACATTACCATCCATTTTTGGATTCTCACCCCAAGAAATCTTCCCAACTGAAAATCTCCGTTTTGTATTTGGGGTAGTTCCCTTATATTCGGGTACAATGTATGCTTTTGCGGTTAATCCGATTGTAGCTTTTGAAATTCGGTCTTGACTCATTTCAGCTATAGTTTCAAATGAATATGAGTCACCCTTTATAGCAAATTTATATCGTTCACCAAAAGATTGACCTTGGAAATAAATAATTTGTTCTACAATTTTGTTGACCTGTTCCATGTAGTCACACCAAACCACCACTTCATATTCTAAATTAACATAATCAGGTCTAGCAACAGCCACATACTCTTTCACAGGTTGTTGACCGGTGAGTATCGAAAATTGGTCATATCTATTAGCTTGTGTATATTTACGTTCAAACATTTGTTCAGCATCTTCAGAATTTGCAACCTTCAATTTAGATAGTTCTGTGTTTATTGATAGATTGTTTCTTTTGAAAGAAATTACTGGTGTTAAAATCATACCATTGTCATCTCTCATAAACCCATCACGTTGTGCACTTGCCCATTTTTCGGGAGATGCATACATTACAGGTACAGGTATATATTTACCACCATCTTCTACGAGAGGTTTTACATCCAATTCTAAAAATGACTTGAATGCCAAATCAATATCATAAATACCAACCGAAACATTTTTCAGATTGTCATTATCTCTACGAGTTTGATTTGCCTTATTTA